TAAAAACTATGGTGGAGGGGGTTCCGCTTGGGGTGGTGGATTTTCTCCTTACGATGGTAATCCAACTGTAGCATTACGATCAAAAGAACAAATAGTACAAGCAATGTTTGCCTGTACTAATGTAGCTTCTCAAATTCAAACCGCTTTAGGAATTTCATTACCTAACCAGCTTCATGGTGCTGTAGTAATAGCAGGAAGTGGAAGTGTTTATGATAATGATACTTGGAAAGGAGTAATCCCTATTACAGGTTCACTCGTGGTAAACCCATAAGGGAGTATTAACTTATAGACGGATTCATAGCCCGTCGCTTTAACTTAAAAATTTTGACAGCTGTGGCGTCACCAAATTTGGAGACGCCACACTTTTTTTATATATTCAATCGTTAAATTTAAATAAATGGAGAAAATCGTAATTGTAGGAGCAGGAGTAGCAGGAGTAAATGCCGCTACCAAACTTGTAGATAATGGTTATCCTGGGGAACTAATTACTATCATTGACATGGGTAAAGACCCATACAATCGCAAACCCGCAGAAGTAATGGAAGGTTTTCTAGGTGCCGGTGGTTGGTCCGATGGTAAATTAACCTATCACACTGCTATTGGAGGCCATATGTCTAAGTATTGTGGAGAAGAAAAAGCAATGGAATTGTTTGATGAGGTAATTAATAACTTTAAACGATTCCACCCTAAACCAGAGGAAGTACAATGTTCAGATCCTCAAGCAGAACCAGATTTTATTAAACCATATTTTGGTTTACGTTTGTTCCCTGTATGGCACGTTGGTACAGATTACTTACACGAGATTGGTAAAAATTGGTATGATTATTTAGTATCTAAAGGTGTACAGTTCTTTTGGGAAAATAAAGTTACAGATATTCATTTTGAAAAAAATACATTAGAATATTCTCATATGCCTATTAAATTAGGTAAATTAAAAGTTCTAGAATATGATACACTTATTTTTGGTGTTGGTAAATCAGGTATCGACTTTGGTAAAGCATTAGCTGATCAATACTCATTCCCAACTGAACCAAAACCAGTACAAATTGGTGTACGATTTGAAGCCCCCCAACATCACTTCCAGAAACTAATTGATATTAGTTACGATTTCAAATTGTATCGTAAATTCGATAATGGTGTTTCACTTCGTTCGTTCTGTACAAATAACAATGCTGCTTATGTTGCTGTTGAACAAACATATGGAGATGTTAGTTATAATGGTCACGCTAAAAAAGGTGAAGAACATCGTAACAATATGACCAATTTTGGTATTTTAATGGAAATCCCAGGCATTGAAGAACCATTTAAATGGTCACGTGATTTAGTTCAAAAAGTAAACGCAACATGGATTAAAGATCAGGGTATCAATGGTCGTAATGCTCCTAAAATCCATTCAGGTTTATATTATAGTCCATCACGTACAGTAGGTGTTACAAGTGAAGGTGAAATGATTGATGCTATGCCAATTGATTCTCTAGATTCAGTACGCGAAGCATTCCAAGGTTACTATTCATACATTGAAGATTTTATTGAGGATATGAAGAAAGTATTTCCAACATTAGGTGATGATTGGGGTATTTACGTACCTGAAGTTAAGTATCTATCACCTGAACCATTAGTTGATTATTCTAATTTGGCATTAGCTAATTATCCAAATGTTCATTTTGTAGGTGATGCTCTATCAGCTCGTGGTATTACAGTTTCAGGTGCCCAAGGTATTTATGTTACTGAAGATATTCTATCTAAATTTTGTAAAGTAAAAGGAGATTCTTACATTTGCGAATGGGATAACCATCAAGGAGATATTATTAGTTTTAAATAAGTTATGGAAAAAAACAGACTCTACGAGTACAAAACAATCAAGTCAAAAGGTGCTAAAATTTATCTTGTAAAGATGCAAGGTGAACAACATTGGAAATTCCATCGCTGGGATGGACCCGCAATCGAACCTAAAAACAAAGATTCAGAATATTCTAAAGGATGGTATTTGCACGGAATTCCTTATAGTGAAGACGATTACAACCAATTAATGCAACAACGAGAAGGTTTACCTTGGTATAAAAACCCATCAATGAAAAATCTTCTTACAGATTACAGAAACTAAAATGAGAGAATTAACTCTTCAAGCTCAACCCTATCAAGGTGAGCGACACGAAAAAGCTTGGGGCCACGAGTTATGGATTATTAACAATGATCTATACTGTGGTAAGCTTTTAGTGTTTAAAAAAGATAAACAGTTTTCAATGCATTTTCATTTGCTAAAAGATGAAGCGTGGTACGTTTCTAAAGGCGAATTTACATACAAATGGATTGATACTGAAACAGCAACTGAGCATCAAACACATATTAAAGAAGGTGATTGCATCCATTTGATGCCAGGACAACCTCACCAATTGTTGGCTCTTTCAGAAGGAGCCACTATATTCGAGGTGTCAACACAACATTTTGATTACGATAGTTACAGAGTTAAACCAGGAGATTCACAATTATGAAAATAGGACTATGTGGTACTATGAGTGTAGGTAAAACTACACTTGTTAAAGCTCTTCAAGAGTTAAAATATTTTGAAGATTATAATTTTAGAACAGAACGTTCTAAATACTTAATGGAAATGGGCATTCCATTGAATACTGATTCAACAGTTAAAGGCCAAGCAATATTTTTAGCAGAACGAGCTAGCGAATTAATGCTAGATAATATTGTTACAGATCGTACTATTATTGATGTAATGGCATTTGCTAAAGCTTCTAAATCTATGAATTATCTTGAGGCACAAGATTTTTGTGATTTTGCTGCTAACATGATCCATGAATATGATTATATTTTCTATGTTTCTCCTGAAGGAGTAGAGATTGAAGATAATGGTGTTAGAGAAACAGATGCTGCTTATAGAACACTAATTGATAAAACAATTCAATTGTTGATTACTAAGTATAGACATAAAATTAAAAATCTACATACTCTAGAAGGCAACACAGAAGATCGAATATTCAAGATGGTGAATTATATTAATTTTTGATATATTTATAACAAAAATATTTCAATGAAAAAATCTGCTTTAAAAGAATTCATTCGCGAAGAAATTATAGAAATTTTAAACGAGGCTACTCCTGAAGATGTAGAAAATCAAAAGGAATTAAATAAAGAACTAGAAAAAACTAAAGAGTTAATGGCTGGTTTAACCGAAGATATTGATGATATGGAACCTACAGATTCGGACATTAATAAAAAAGATTCTGTTGCTAGTCTATCTACTAAATTATCCAAAACCAATCAGGAAATGAAAACAGTAGTTAATCAATGGAAAAAAGCTGAAGGTAAAGAAAAAGAAGAATTTTTAAATAGGTTGAAAACTTTAACTAAAATCAAAAAGGAACTTGAAGCGTTACTTTAAAAATATTCAATCACTACTTATAGTAGTATTAATAGTTATAATTTTTCTTTTAAGAAATTGTTCTAGTCCCATAAAACCTACCGAACGTATCATTAGAGATACAATTGTAGAATATGTTACTATTGAAAAAGAATACCCTGTATATGTACCTAAAATAAAATATGTCACTAAGATAGACATTGATACATTTACAACACCAATTGATACTGCGGCAATTTTATCTGATTATTATTCTATCAAAACTTATGAAGATAAACAAGTATTAGATAGTCTAGATATTACTATTACAGATACAATTTCTCAAAATCAAATTATGGGAAGATATTTAAAATATAATTTTACCTACCCTAGAAAAACTATTAAAGAAACCATCTATATTAACCCTAGAGAATTTTATGTAGGATTTGGTTTAACAGGAGATCAATCTCAAATCAATTACTTAGGTAGTGAATTAATGTATAGAAACAAAAAGAAACAAGCATACGGTTTTGGAATAGGTGTTAATCAAGATTTACAACCAGTTTTCACAGGCCGTATGTACTGGAAAATTGGAAAATAATGGCCGACCAGGATTTAAAATCAATAATAAGGCAGGAATATTTGAAATGTGCCCAAGACCCAGCACATTTTATGAAAAAGTACTGTAATATCCAACACCCACAACGTGGTCGTGTTATTTTTAATCTGTATCCTTTTCAAGAAAAAACATTACGTTTATTTAGAGATAATCCATACTCAATTGTATTAAAATCAAGACAATTAGGTATTTCAACATTAGCCGCAGGTTATTCTTTATGGTTAATGGTATTCCATAAAGATAAAAACGTGTTGTGTATCGCAACAAAACAAGAAACTGCTAAAAATATGGTTACGAAGGTTAAGTTTATGTATGATAACTTACCTTCA